CACGGCCTTGCGGCCGTGCCCGCGCAGTGCATGCCACCCGCATACCTGTAAAATGGTATGCGTTATCTATACCAGAGGAGCTGTTCAATGTCGTCGCACCTTGCAAGAAGGAAGCGTTCTATCCGGGGTCCAAGTGAGCATGGCCGATTAGTTCATCGGACTAGCAAACTTGAACCTTGGATAACTTCCTTCTTTACTAATAGGCGCGACGGGTTTCAGATCACTGAAACGGAAGGGCATCCCTTCAAGCATAGATTTACTAAGCGTGAAGGAGATGTTGGTGGGCCGTTCAGAACGCAGAAGAATGAGACGGTGATTTCACCGCTTCTTTCTCAGCATATGAGCGACGTTAGTTCTAGTGCCATCGGTTACACTTATGATGGTACTTTCACTGTCCCCTTTAAAGGGGCTGGTGAAAAAGGAAGCACTTTGTTTCCTATAGGACTATCCAATGAAGTGATTCCATCCACTGATTTGGACACCAAGGGGGCTGAAGCTGTTGCTTTAGCCAATCCCATTAATCCGCTGAATGATGCTGCGACCTTTCTCTCTGAAGCTTTCCGGGAGGGTATTCCTACCATTCCTGGAATTCAATCATGGGAGAGTCGTACTAACGCTTTACTCGGCATTTCGAAAGAGTTTCTTAATGCTGAGTTCGGCTGGTTGCCGATGGTCCGCGAAATGAAAGATTTTGCGGAATCTATCTCAAAAATGTCCGAAGTTCTCGAACAATATGAGAAAGATAAAGGCAAATTAGTACGGCGGTCGTGGTACTTCCCCATTGAACGCTCGTCAACTGTGGAAACCAATGCCCCACATGTCGGAAATACTCCGATTTTTGGAGGTTCCGGCACTGTGACGGAAATTGGAGACCTCAATTGGCCTACGGGACGAGTTGATCTCACCAAGCGGAGAGAACGTAAACTGTGGTTTAAAGGCGCTTTCACTTATACTATCCCTGATGGTTTCTTTTCAGGGTTGTATAGTTCAGCGTCTTCTGCCAATAAGTTACTTGGCAGCACGTTTACCCCAGAGACTATCTGGGAGCTTACCCCGTGGAGTTGGGCCGTCGATTGGTTTTCCAATGCTCAGGAGGTTATAACTAACCTTCAGAACTTGGAGATCGAGGGCCTGGTTATGCCATATGGGTACATGATGAGCGAAACTATCGCTCGTGACACGTACTCATTTGTTCGTACGGGACAATCTGGACTTTCTAAAAGTCCCCCGTCGATCATTGTTCCTGATACCTCTTTCGTTTCAACGAAAAAGGAGAGGGAACAGGCTAACCCCTTTGGTTTTGGCCTTGAATTTTCGGATTTGACTCCGATTCAATTGGCCATACTTGCAGCGCTAGGTATAACCTTCGCGCTGTGAGACAGTATGCACTGTCCGCAAATGGATGGTTTTTCCATTCAATTCACCAATAAGGAGCACGCTATGGCATTGTCCGATCCGCAGTCCATCAAAATTGGGGCGAACACGATTTCGCTCCCCCGCGTTGAAACGGGAAAGGGTGAATCGAGTTACCTCAGTGCTGATGGTAATACTCGACTTACGCTCTCCTCCCAGTATGGGTCGAGAACTCGTCGAGTTGTGCGGGTCGATTCGACTAAGATCACTACTGATCCGTTTATTCCAGCGAATAACGTGAAGGTCAGCATGAGTAATTATCTCGTGTTTGACATTCCGCCCGCTGGTTATACGGCTGCAGAAGCAAAGGAAGTCTACACTGGATTCATTGAATCCTTGCAGGCAACCTCTGCCAAAATCATTACCCAGCTTCTGGGTGGCGAGAGTTGATTTTTCTCCTCGGATCTCTTGTTGAGATACTGGGAGTTATTCTCGTTGTCCAGTTTCTTGGTTTGATTTTGTGGTTTGTGATCAAGCCGAATATCCACTAGTAGATAATTCTAGTGGACGATTGTCATGGCTAAGGAAATTGTCCTCTATTAGGAGGTAATTTGAAAAGCCTGACGATGCTCTGGCAGCAAGTCGCATACGATTATGCGACTAGATGTTGCACTAGCGCCACCAAGGACATTAAAACTGTCCTAGGTAGGACCAAACACGAGGGGTTATCGTTTCTGACGATAACCCTACCTTCCTTTGGAAAGGACTTCCAAAAAAGTCTCGACCAAGGGATTGTGGGCTACGGAACTTTTACCGCGTTTAAAACGCGCGGTAGAAGCTCGAGGCTCCCTGCATTTTTGCAGGGTTTCTCTAGCCTTGTGTTCGATCCTGAGTCTAGTGTGTTACTCGATGATCCAGATGTAGATGCAATTCTTGCTATTCGTCAGCTAACGCTGATGTTTAGTAAGATCCTCCTTCCCTGCTCGGAGAGCAGGGTCGCGGGGGCTATGTCTACTTTCATCGAGTGTGAGCAGGATGTTAGGAGAGATTCGTCTAATCTCAAGGACATTGATTTGTCTGATTTTAGACGCGTTTCCTCGCTTTTGTTCGCTAATGTTTTCTCAGAAATGGATCGAGAGATCTATAATGAGAAACTCATTCCCAAACATGGTCCAGGTGCTACGGCTGATAAACTGCGCGGTAACGCAAAGTTTAACAGCCGTTCCTGGACTTCGCGCCTCAATAGATATTTTCCTTTTGAGGATTATCTATTTCCGTCATGTTCATACTATGATCATTTCGGTGAGGTTAACATCCTCGAACCTGGTTCCGAGGTTCCCGTTAAGGTTACTCCGGTTCCTAAGACGCTCAAGTCGCCTAGAATCATTGCTGTTGAGCCGACTGCTATGCAATATGCACAGCAAGCGGTTCTTGCATTGTTTCTGGAGTGTTTTGGCAGAGATAGACTCCTGCCTCACCTCCTCGGATTTGACGATCAGGTTCCTAACCAGGAACTTGCTCGTCTAGGTTCCCTTTCAACTGGGAATCTAGCAACGCTCGATCTGAGCGATGCTTCCGATCGCGTCTCGAATCAGCTCGTACGAGAGATGCTTGCTCGATGGCCCCATTTGCATGGCGCTGTCGATGCCTGCCGCTCTCGGAAGGCTGATGTACCTGGCCACGGCGTTGTTCGCCTTGCCAAGTTCGCATCTATGGGTTCGGCGCTCTGTTTCCCATTCGAGGCTATGGTATTTCTTACCATAGTCTTAATCGGATGGGAGCGAGCGTCTAACACACATGTCAGCCGATCAACTCTGTTCGAGATGATTGGTTCGATGCGCATCTACGGGGATGATATTATCATTCCTGCAGATATTGTGCATTCCGTTGTCGAAACCCTCGAGCTTTTTGGAGCTCGAGTAGGTTCCGGCAAGTCTTTCTGGACCGGAAGGTTCAGAGAGTCTTGCGGTAAGGAGTATTATGACGGCCATGACGTTTCAATCGTCAAGGTTCGCCGTGTATTCCCTTCCACTCGGAAGCACGTTCCGGAGGTCATTTCATTGGTATCACTCCGCAATCAGCTTTACAAAGCTGGCTGTTGGAGAGCCGTGAAATGGCTTGACTCAGAAATAAGTCGGATAATTGTTCATTATCCGTATGTTTCTGATTCTTCTCCGTGTTTAGGTAGATTCTCCTTTCTGGGTTATGAGACTCAGAGAGAACATCGCTCACTCCACAGTCCTTTAGTCAAGGGCTATGTTGTGAGTCCTAGGATTCCGTCTGATCCTCTGGACGGGCCCGGGGCCTTACTTAAATACTTCCTTAAGCGCGGCTCTCAGCCGTTTGCCGATAGGAGGCATTTAGAACGTGCAGGACGTCCTCATGCCGTCGACATCAAGCTGAGGTGGTGCTCGCCATTTTAAATGGTGAGGAACAGGGGAAACCCTGTGCAAGGAGAGAGCCTTTCTCGTTATAG